CAGACCGCCACGCGCAGCGCACAAGGGCGAAACGAGCACAAACACGCTGCAGCCTCCCGCGCCATTTTTGATGGGGTGTTTGACAATGAATAACCTCGCTGAAATGGCAAGCCAGGCCATCCAGAACGCTGGCCAACAACCCGCACCCCGTGGCGACAACCCGACGATCCGCAAGCTGTTCATCGTCTTGCACGGGTCTTACGGCAGCCTGTTCACCACCAAGTTTTCCACCGGCGAGCGCGACGGCAACGGCAAGGACAAGGGCATCCGAGCTGCGATGCTGGTCTGGGAGGCAGCCTTGGCCAAGTATTCGCCGGACACCATCGAGACGGCAGCCAAGCGCCTGGCGGACGAGTGTCCTGCTTTTCCGCCAAACCTGCCGCAGTTTGAGTCGATATGCAAGGCTGTGATGCCGCGCAAGACTTTCAGCGACGACCAGCCGCGCAGACTTCCACCGCCAGAAGCCAAGCCCATCGGCCCGGTGGAATTTGAGGTCATGAACGACGGCAAGGACTGGGCACGCAAGCTGCTGGCCAGACAGGCCGCTGGCGACCGAGTGAACATCGGCAGCCTTGAGTGCGCAAAGAAGGCGCTCAGAATCCAGGAGGGCGAATGACATGCACAGCCTGCCAAGCCCACACCATGAACCCGCTGTCCGGCCAGTATCACTTTGGGTGCCTGTCGTGCTGCACCAGGCTGGTGATCAGCACCAGGCCGAACAAACAAGCAGCAGCAGGGATGCTGGCAGCGATTGCCCGATACCCGCAGAACCCTGGCCGGGAGCGAATCTTGGCATCCGTCGCCCTGGCATTGACGAAACCCCCCTCAGCCTCGACGAGTGCTGGATCGCAGTCCGGGAGTGCCTGACATGACCGAGCGCCAACGATTCACCCTCTGGGAGCCGGTGCAGGCCCACAAAGTCCTGACGCAACAGATTTGGCCGCTGCTCAAGTCCCTGCTGATGGCTGGCCACCGCATGGTGGTGGAGATCAAGCCCGAAACCCGCAGCCTGGCTCAGAACGCAAGGCTTTGGGCGCTTTTGACAGACCTGGCCAAGCAGGTCGACTGGTACGGTCGCAAGCTGAGCGCCGAGGAATGGAAGCACGTGATGACCGCCTCGATGACCAAGCAGGACGTCGTTCCTGGAATCGATGGTGGGTTTGTGGTGCTCGGCAAGTCCACCAGCAAGATGACCAAGCCCGAGATGAGCGAGCTTCAGGACTTGATCGAAGCCTTCGGTGCGCAGCAGGGCGTGCGCTTCACCGCGCCTGAGTACGTTGACCCGGAGACTGGAGAGATCACATGAGCAACATCACGCCATTGCGCGGCGCGTCTGTGCCAACCAACGAGCCGAATGCTGCATTGGTGGATGCGCTCAAAGACATCCTGGCCGATGCTGAATCTGGCCGACTGCAGTCATTCTTTGCCGCAGGCTTTCTGGCCGATGGCCTGCGAATGTCCTGCGTGCTCGGTGACCATTCCAACGTCTACGAGGTGATCGGCTCGATTGAGATGCTGAAGCACCACTACATCACCAACCACACGGAGAGACTATGACAACAGCCCACGTTCGCTCCATCATGAAGTCGGTCATTACATCCGGCTTTGACCCGACCGAAATGCAGTGGTTTGACATTTCAGGCGCTGACCTGTCCACCGGCATCAAGATCGTCAACCTGACCACCCACCGGCCACCGTTTGAAAAAAGCCTGGTGCTCTGGGCTGGCCAAACCTCAAGCCATGAGCGTTACGAGATGATGATGCTGGCCGCTGGAGATGATCCAGAGGAAGGCATCGTGCTCGATCTGAGCAAGGGACAGCCTGGAAAATACACCACCTTCCCTCCGATGGTTTACGCCATTGTGGATGGCCAGATCAAGTACGGGCCCGTCGATGAAGGCCAAGACCTACCAAGAGGTGTGGCCGAGATCATGCTGGCCACCATGTCCAAGTGGCTGGAAAGCATGGACACCGGCTGCGAGTGTTATCAGCCCGTGATAACCAACACCTTCACGAACAGGCGCAAAATCGCTGCAGGCAAAACGCCGACCTACGACTGGCGCACCGTCAAGATCGGCCCAAAGACAGCCAGAGGCGAATCGAAAGGCGGCACACACGCATCACCCAGGCTGCACGACCGTCGCGGTCACATTCGCAGACTGGCCAGCGGAAAAAATGTCTGGGTCAAGGCTTGCAAGGTTGGCGATGCCAGCCTGGGCGCCGTGTTCCACGACTACAAGATAGAGGCGAAATGACCACAATCGCAGAACGCAAGCACATGAGCCGCGTTGCCGAGCTGGGCTGCGCTGTGTGCCACCGCCTTGGCTACGGCGCGACACCGGCCGAGCTCCACCACCCGAGGCACGGCACCGGCATGGGCCAGCGTGCCAAGCACATGGACGTGATCGGCCTTTGCCCTGAGCACCACCGTGGCAACACCGGCGTGCACGGACTGGGCACCAAGGGCTTTACCAAGCACTACGGATTCACCGAGGCCGACCTGCTAACCGAAACACTGGAGCGACTGAAATGACCGACATCAACGCAACGCTGGCTGAGCGCGGCAGCAGGTATGGGGCCTTTGATGGCCATGCCGAAATTGCACAGCAGCTCAAGGCAACTGTTCGTGTCTTTGAGGCAAAACGAGGGTGCGACCTTGCCCCTGACCAGCGGGAGGCCCTGGAAATGATTATGCACAAGGTGGCCAGAATCTTGAATGGCGACCCGAACTATGCCGACAACTGGATCGACATCGCAAGCTACGCCACCCTGGTGGCCGACCGGCTGGAAGGTGAAAATGGGACAGCTTGAAACCCTGTGGCCCGTCCTGCTGACCATTGCACTTGTTGCACTTGGCCAGTGGTGGGCTGTCCTGGCGCTGTACGCCTGGCTGATCTGGACGAGGTGGAGATGAAAATCATCCTTCCCTGGCCACCCACCGGCCTGTCCCCGAACGCCAGAAACCACTGGGCCAAGACCGCTAAGCTCAAAAAGCAGTACCGCGAGGCCTGTTTCTGGCAGGCCATGGAGCAAGGCGCACGCCCAATCCAGTCCGCCAGCCTGCACCTTACCATGACGTTCTACCCGCCAACCCGCAGGCAGTACGACCTGGACAACGCCCTGGCACGCATGAAAGCCGGGCTCGATGGCCTGGCCGATGTGCTCAAGGTAGACGACAAACACTGGACGCTGACCATCCGCAAGGGCGAGACGGTTGGCGGGTTTGTGGAGATTGAAATCAGCCCCGCTTAATTTGCAACAAAATCTTGCAGTGGAGTACAATGACAACACTACGGTCTGCGAGCGCAGACGCCGGAGACGTAACCGGCACTATTACGCATGAGGATTGGCTGTTTCGTACACAGCTCCGAAAGGATAGGGTGGCTGAAACGCCGGGAACATCCGACAATCCGCAGCCGTGATGGTTCGAAGTACAAGTGCCATCACGCGACCCGGCATAGCGTAACGCTGGGTGTACGGGCCTGTGGCGGAAGTCGGGACGATACCAAGGGTCAACGTGGGACCCGGGCAGGCAAACCGCGAGACACCCCGGAGAGACGGGGACTAACCAAAGGAGAAACCCGTGAAAACCCTATTCACAATCGCCATGCTGCTGTCATTCGCAGCCGAAGCCAACACCGTCACACGCTGCGTACGAAACTATGACGGCAGCGTCACCTGCACCACCACTCGAAACGGCGGCTTCTGATGGCCACAAAGAAGGCGGCAAAGCCTGAAAAGCCCACAAAGCCAGAGCGAGACAAGGAGGCCATCTGCCAAGCAGTCCTGCAAGGCATGAGAGACGGCCTGAGCGCTTTCAAGGCTTGCCAAGCGGCTGGAGTTCCGCAAAGCACTTTTAACCTTTGGGTTGATTCTGACGCGAAACTTGCTGAAAGCTACGCGCACGCACGCGAGGACTTGATTGAGCGCATCGCCAGCGAGGTCATGGAGCTATCTGACAGCGAAGTCCCCGAGACCGGAGACGGGAAGCGCGACTGGCAAGCCATCCAACAGCGCAAACTGCAAGTGGACAGCCGCAAATGGTTGCTTTCCAAGTTGGCCCCGAAAAAGTACGGCGACCGGCTGGAGCTGGCTGGCGACAAAGAAAATCCGCTTGAGGTCAAGCAGACTATTGATGCCAGCAAGTTGTCCACGGATGTTCTGGCGCAGATCATGGCGGCGAAGGATTCCAATGATTGACTTGAAACACGGCAACTGCCTGGAGGTGCTGCGCGGCATGCCCGACAACAGCGTGGACGCGGTCGTCACTGACCCGCCCTATGGCCTGTCGTTCATGGGCAAAAAGTGGGACTACGACGTTCCCAGCGTGGAACTGTGGGCCGAGTGCCTGCGCGTCCTGAAGCCCGGCGGCCACCTGCTGGCGTTCGCTGGCACGCGGACCCAGCACCGCATGGCTGTTCGCATCGAGGATGCCGGGTTCGAAATCCGCGACATGATCGCGTGGGTTTATGGGTCTGGGTTTCCGAAGTCGCTGGATGTGAGCAAGGCTGTGGACAAGTTAAACGGCCGCGAGTTTGAGGGCCGTTATGAATTGGGTAGGCATATCCGCGAGTGCCGCGAAAAACTTGGCATCAGCCGAAAAGAGGTGAATGCGCGATTCAACGCGGCGGCTATCTGCAATCATTGGGAAGCGCAGGACAGAAACAACGCGCTGCCACCCACGCCCGCGCACTGGGAGATTCTTAAAAACTGGCTGGGCTGCGACAGGAAATATGACGCACTGGTTGACCGAATTGGTGCCGAACGCGAGGTGGTCGGCCAGCAGCGCGGAAACATGCTGGCTGTCGCGCCTGGACAAGACAATGACCGCAGCGCCACCACGCTGGACATCACCGCCCCCGCCACCGAAGCCGCCCGCCAATGGCAAGGCTGGGGCACGGCCCTAAAGCCCGCGCTGGAGCCGATCACCGTGGCGCGCAAGCCGCTGATTGGAACCGTGGCCGACAACGTGATGGCGCACGGCACTGGGGCGCTGAATTTAGATGCGTGCAGGGTGGTTGAAACGGTGGAGACTTGGCCGTCTTCGCGTGCCAAGCCTGCTGATGGGCACCCAAACGCGCTTTATACCCATCGACTTGGCGGGCAGGCAGAGATTCAAACCGTTGGCACTGGACCTACTCCCCCCGGCCGCTGGCCCGCCAACCTGATCCACGATGGCAGCGAGGAAGTTTTGGAGGCGTTTCCGCAAGCCAAAGGCCAGCAAGGCGCGGGCACAGGCGAAGAGCCGAGCAGCAAAACAAATGCCGTGTACGGCCAGTTCAATGGAAGGCCGGCCACCACGCCACGCGGCGACACCGGCAGCGCCGCCCGTTTCTTCTACTGCGCCAAGGCCAGCAAGTCCGACCGTGGCGCGGAGAACGTCCACCCAACCGTCAAACCCACCGACCTAATGCGCTACCTGTGCCGCCTGGTGACGCCGCCCGGCGGTGTGGTGCTGGACCCGTTCATGGGCAGCGGCAGTACCGGCAAGGCTGCTGTGCTGGAGGGCTTTCGGTTCATCGGTATCGAGCGTGAAGCGGAATATGTAGAAATCGCACGGGCGCGAATCAAAGCCGTGGCAGGGATTTTTTATGCAACTGACGCAAGCTGACCTGCTGGCCATCGAGCGCGAGTTGTGCAGGCGCAGCCTGGCCGAGTTTGCCAAGCGCGCCTGGCGTGTGCTCGAACCGGCTGCCGAACTGAAATGGGGCTGGGCGCTGGACGCCATCTGCCTGCACCTGGAGGCCGTGACCAAGGGCGAGATCACCCGCCTGCTGATGAACGTGCCACCCGGCTCGATGAAGTCGCTCCTGACTGGCGTCATCTGGCCAGCCTGGGAGTGGGGGCCTCGGGAAATGCCCGAGATGCGCTTTGTCGGCACGGCCCACGAAGAGCAGCTGGCCATCCGAGACAGCCGACGCTGCCGTGACCTGATCAAGTCCGACTGGTTCCAAAAGCTCTGGCCGATCGAGCTGCTGGCCGACTTGGATGGCAAGCGCGAGTTCGGAAATACCCGCAAAGGCGTACGCCAGGCCCGTGCCTTCACGTCCATGACCGGCGTTCGTGGCGACCGGGTGATTCTGGACGACCCGATCAGCGCCGACAACGCCAACAGCCAGGCCAAGCTGGAGGCGGCCAAGATTGCCTTCACAGAGACGCTGCCGACCCGCGTCAACTCCGACAAGTCTGCCATCGTGGTCATCATGCAGCGCCTGAACGAGAAGGACATCTCTGGCGTCATCAAGGACATGGGCCTGCCTTACGTGCATCTGTGCATCCCGATGCGCTTTGAGCCTGAGCACCGCTGCACCACCAGCATCGGATGGACTGACCCGCGCACCAAGGAAGGCGAGCTCATGTTCCCCGAGCGCTTTGGTGAAGCCCAGGTGTCCGAGCTGGAGAAAACCCTCGGCCCCTACGGCACGGCTGGCCAGCTCCAGCAGCGGCCTGCGCCCCGTGGCGGCGGCATCATCAACACCGAGTGGTTCAAGTATTGGGCCAGTGTCCCGCAGCTCGAGTTTCGCTTCATCGCTGTGGACACGGCTCAAAAGACCGCCGACCACAATGACTGGTCGGTGCTGCAGTGTTGGGCGCGGTCGACCGTTGGCCAGGCTGTCAAGCTCGACCAGGTGCGCGGCAAGTGGGAGGCTCCCGAGCTGCTGATCAACGCCAGGGCTTTCTGGCTCAAGCACCTGAACGACATGCGCCCGGTGGCCCAAGGCTCTGCCCTGCGCGGCATGTACGTGGAAGACAAGGTGTCCGGCACCGGCCTGATCCAGACCCTGCGGCGCGAGGGCATCCCTGTGGTGGCCGTGCAACGCGGCAAGGACAAGATCAGCCGAGGCTACGATGCGGCTCCGTTCATCGCCTCTGGCAACGTGGTGCTGCCGCAGGACGCGCCATGGCTTTCAGACTTCCTGAGCGAGGTTGCAGCTTTCCCGTCTGGTGCACACGACGACCAGCTCGACCCCATGTTCGACGCCATCAACCTGGTGCAGCGTCTCCCGGCCAACCGGACGGCAACGGTCAAACCATTGCCTACTGTGAACAAATGGTGAGAAAATACTTGAAACGAGGGCAAAAATATGGCGCGCATTTCACGAGATCAGCGACTGGCTAACGTACACGCCGAAGCGCTCGCGCAGTTCGACAACGTCCAGTCAGCGCTGCGGGACGAAAGACTGCAATGCCTTCAAGACCGACGCTTCTACAGCTTGTCCGGTGCGCAGTGGGAAGGCCCACTGTGGGACATCTACGAGAACAAGCCGAAGTTCGAAGTCAATAAGATCATGCTGTCCGTGATCAGAATAATAAATGAGTACAGGAACAACAGAATTACTGTTGACTACGTGGCCAAGGACGGCAGCAAGTCCGACAAGCTGGCCGAAACCTGTGATGGCCTGTACCGTGCCGATGAGCAGGACAGCGTGGCCGATGAAGCCTACGACAACGCCTTTGAGGAAGCTGTGGGCGGTGGCTTTGGTGCCTGGCGTCTGCGCACCTCCTACGAGGACGACGAGGACGAGGACAACGAGCGCCAGCGCATCCAGATCGAGCCGATCTTCGATGCCGACAGCTCCGTTTTCTTTGACCTGAACGCCAAGCGCCAGGACAAGGCCGACGCCCGTTTCTGCTACGTCATCTACTCGATGACCTATGAGTCCTACAAGGAAGAGTGGAACGATGACCCAACCAGCTGGCCAAAGATCATTCACCAGTACGAGTTCGACTGGTGCACGCCCGATGTGGTCTACATCGCGGAATACTACAAGGTCGAGGACGTCACCGAGACCATCCGCATCTTCCGCAACATCGACGGCACCGAGGAGCGCTACCGCGCCAAGGACTTCGAGGACGATCCAGAGCTGGAAAACACCCTGGCCGCCATTGGCAGCCAAGAGGTGCGCCAGCGCAAGATCAAGTCGCGCAAGGTGCACAAGTACATCATGTCCGGCGGCAAGATTCTGGAGGACGCTGGCTACATCGCAGGCAAGTGCATCCCGATCATCCCGGTCTACGGCAAGCGCTGGTTCGTGGACAACGTCGAGCGTTGCATGGGCCACGTGCGCCTGGCCAAGGATGCGCAGCGCCTGAAGAACATGCAGCTGTCCAAACTGGGCGAGATCAGCGCCCTGTCCAGCGTCGAGAAGCCAATCCTCACTCCTGAGCAGGTCGCTGGCCACCAGGTCATGTGGGCAGAGGACAACCTCAAGGATTACCCGTACCTGCTGATCAACCCGATCACCGGCCCGGATGGCAGCCAGACCGTCAGCGGCCCCGTGGCGTACACCCGCGCCCCGAACGTGCCTCCGGCCATGGCAGCCCTGCTGCAGGTGACCGAGCAGGACATGCAGGACATTCTTGGAAACCCGCAAGGCGCTGACAAGTTGGTGTCGAACATCAGCGGCAAGGCCGTGGAGATGATCCAGCAGCGCCTGGACATGCAGACATTCATCTACATGAGCAACTTCGCCAAGGCTATGAAGCGCTGCGGCGAGGTATGGCTGTCGATGGCCAAGGACATCTACATCGAAGAAGGCCGCACCATGAAGGTCATCAACGAGGACGAGAGCACTGGCAAAGTCACGCTGATGCAGCCCACCATCGACCAGGAGACTGGCGAGGTGCGCATGGCCAATGATCTGAGCATGGCCAAGTTCGATGTGAACGTCGAGGTCGGCCCGTCCAGCAGCTCCAAGCGTGCCGCGACCGTTCGTGCCCTGACCGGCATGATGCAGATCACCCAAGACCCCGAAACCCTGCAGGTGCTCGGTGCCATGGCCATGATGAACATGGAAGGCGAAGGCATCAGCGAGGTGCGCGACTTCTTCCGCCAGCGCCTGATCCGCATGGGCGTGGTCAAGCCGACCGAGCAAGAGATCGAAGTGCTCATGGCCGAGGCAGAAGCCAAGGGCCAGCAGCAAGACCCGAACGCCATCTTCCTGCAGGCTGCAGCCGAAGAGGCCGTGGCCAAGGCTGCCCAGGCACGTGCCAACACCATCAAGACCGTGGCAGACGCAGAGCTGTCCCGCGCCAAGACGGCCGAGACCCTGGCCAAGACTGGCGAGATCGATCAGAACATGGCGCTGACCACCGCAGAGGCGATTCAGCAGGCTGCGCTTGGCGAACAAGTGCAACCCGTTGTCAGATGACAACGTTTTAGTGGAGAATGTGGTTATACGGGATTCCACCCAGCCGTTTCAAATGGGTGAGTTAAATGGGGTATTTGAATGAACAAAAAGGCAGAACTTGGAGACGAGAGCAACGACGACGAAACCCTGGTGGTCGAAGATCAGGAAGAGGAAATCGAGACTGAGCAAGTGGCTGGTGAGCAAAATTCCACCGGCGACCAGGACGATGCCGAATCCGGCGACAACGAAGGCGACGACGACGAAGTGATCGTGTCCATTGGAGAGGAAGCGCCAATTCCTGAAGAGCAAGCTCATGCACCTGGTTGGGTGAAAGAGCTGCGTAAGGCAAACCGTGAGAAGGAAAAACGCATTCGAGAACTCGAAGCGAGGCTGAGCCAGACGACTGAGAAAAAGCCGGTCGCACTTGGTGCCAAGCCAAAGCTGGAGAACTACGAATACGACGCAGACCGATTCGAGGCTGCACTGGCAGACTGGTTCGAGCGCAAGCGTCAGGTCGATGCCGAGGTTGAAAAATCTCGCCAGGCCGAGCAAGCGCAACAACGAGCCTGGCAGGAAAAGCTCGAAGGGTACGGCAAGGCGAAAGCTGAGCTGCGCGTGCGAGACTTTGAGGACGCCGAGGCTGTGGCCCAGGAACTCTTCAACGTCACGCAACAGGGCGTCGTGCTGCAAGGCGCGGACAATCCGGCACTGGTGATTTACGCACTCGGCAAGAACCCGAAGAAGGCGGCAGAGCTGGCCAAAATTGAAGACCCCGTAAAGTTTGCCTTTGCGGTAGCGAAACTGGAGAAGGAATTGAAAGTTACGAACCGTAAGGCAGCCCCTGCACCCGAAAGGATGGTCAGCTCAACTGGCCGAGTTTCTGGCGCTGTGGACTCAACCCTCGAACGGCTGCGTGCTGAAGCTGAAAAGACTGGAAACTACACCAAGGTGCTCCAGTACAAGCGACAGAAAGCAGCTAAAAACTGACATTTTTTGAAATAGGAGCCCATCATGGCCAATAGTTTTTCCAAAGAAGAACGCGTAGCGTTCGAAGACCTCCTCGAAGGTTTCCAGGACGCCCTGGTGCTGTCCCGCAACGTCTCGATCTACCAAACCGATCAGACGATGATGGAACGTGCCAACAACACGATCTGGCGTCCCCAGCCCTACATCGCTCAGTCGATCAGCAGCACTCCTGGCACGCCGATTCCCGGCTACCAGGGCATGACGCAGCTGGCTGTGCCTGCGACCTTGGGCTTCAGCAAGACCGTGCCCTGGGAAATGACCTCCCTCGAACTGCGCGATGCCCTGCAAGAAGGCCGCCTGGGCGAGTCCGCCAAGCAGAAGCTGGCCAGCGACATCAACATCGCCATCATGAACTCGGCCGCAAGCCTGGGTTCGTTGGTTGTGCCGATCGCTGCTGCTGCCGGTGACTATGACGACGTGGCCCTGTGCGACGCCATCATGAACGAGCAAGGCGTGCCCGACTACGAGCGCTTCATGGCCCTGTCCAGCCGCGACTACAACGGCCTGGCTGGTAACCTGGTTGGCTCTGCCCGTTCGTTCGGCAATCAGAAGTCTGACAAGGCTTATGAGCGCTCTTACGTCGGCATGGTCGCTGGTTTCGAGACCTACAAGATGGACTACGCCAACCGTCAAGCTGCTGCAGCTGGTGGTGGCTCCATCACCATCGACACCAGCGGCGCAGGCACTCAGGCCAACTACACGCCTCAAGCCACTTCGACATCCGTCGGCGGCCAGATCAACGTGGACAACCGCTTCCAGACCGTGACTGTCTCCTCGACCACTAACGTGGCTGCTGGTGACGCTTTCGAGATCGCTGGCGTGTACGCTGTTCACCACATCACCAAGCAGAGCACTGGTCAACTCAAGACCTTCCGCGTGGTGTCTGTGGACTCGGCCACCACCATGACGATCACTCCTCCGATCATCGGAGCTCAGAGCGTGGCAACTGATGCCCAGCTTCAGTACAAGAACGTCGAGGTGGAAACCCCGTCGAACACTGCAGCCATCACCTTCTTGAACGTGAACACCGCACAGGTCAACGTGTTCTGGCAGCGTGATGCTCTGGAAATTCTGCCTGGCCGCTACGCAGTCCCGGCCGATGCTGGCGTCGCAGTGATGCGTGCCACCACCGACCAGGGCATCGAGCTGGTGATGCAGAAGTTCTATGACATTGACAGCATGACCATCAAGTACCGCATGGACACGCTGTTCGGTGTTGTGAACAAGAACCCCGAGATGTCCGGCATCTTGTTGTTCAACCAGTAAACCGGGAAAGACTGGGGGGCTCCGGCCCCCCTTTCTGCATAGGAGCTCAAAATGCCACTGACCAAAGGTTACTCAAGCAAGTCCATCGGGAAGAACATCTCGAAGGAAATGAAGTCTGGCAAGCCGCAAAAGCAGGCTGTGGCCATCGCTTTGAACGTCGCCACCAAGGCCGCCAAGGCTGCTGGCAAGCCCAGCAAAGCGCCCAAGAAGGCCAAGAAATGAAGTCCGGCCTGTACGCCAACATTCACGCCAAGCGTGAGCGCATTGAGCGCCAGAAGGCTGCAGGAAAGACGCCTGAGCGCATGCGCAAGCCAGGCACAAAAGGTGCGCCAACCGCTGCCGCTTTCAAGGCCGCAGCCAAGACCAGAAAGAAGGCCAAGTGATGGAAGAGAACATCCTCGCCCCGAAATACCTCAAGAAGAAAAAGCCCGTGAAGGTGCGCAAGCCATCGCGCCCCATCGACGGCATCAATCACCGTCTGCTGGCGCAGCAGGCCACCCAGGTGCTGGAAACCGTTGCAGCTGAAGTCTCGGCAGTGCCCGATGACAACGCAGCGCCCACCCGCATCGAGCTGATCGAGAAGGCCAAAGAAATCGGCCTGACGTTCACCAAGCGCACCAGCGACGAGAAGCTGCTGGCCATGATCACCGAAGCACTCAGCAAGCAGGAGGCCTGATATGGGTTACAGCAAGCGCCAGTTCGTTGCAGCCGCATTCGAGGAAATCGGCCTTGCATCCTATGTCTTCGACCTGCAACCCGAGCAGCTCCAGACCGCACTGCGTCGTCTCGATGCCATGATCGCAGACTGGAACGGCAAAGGAATCCGGCTGGGCTACCCACTGCCAGGCAGTCCACAGTACAGCGACCTTGACGAGCCGTCCGAAGTGCCAGACAGCGCAAACGAGGCCATCATCACCAATCTGGCCATCCGCATTGCACCAGGCTACGGCAAGGTGGTGATGCCTGAGACCAAGGCCGTGGCCAAGGACAGCTACAACACCCTGCTGCAGCGTGCGACCGCGCCCATCCCGCAGCAGATGCCCGTCACCATGCCGTCTGGCGCTGGCAACAAGCCCTGGCGCGTGTACGACAACCCATTCCTGCGTCCTCCGGTCGATCCGGTTACCGCAGGCCCGGACGGCCCCATCGAGTACAACTGAGGACAAACCATGCCACAAATCAATCAACTGCCGCTGCTGCTCCAGGCTTCCACTGGTGACCAGATTCCCGTCTACACCCCGAACAACGGTGACGCACGACGCTTGCCGATCGGCTCCCTGCTGGCGCTTTTCCAGCAGACCTTCGCAGCTCCGACGCTGGCCACCAGCATCTCGACGCCCGGCACCGGCTTCAATATTACCGTGCCGACCCCGGTCAGCCAGCAGCAGTGGATGCTGATCCAGCCTGCTGGCACGCTTGCCTCTGGCACTGTGACCCTTCCGCTGAACACCCAGACGCCTGATGGCACTGAGGTGTTGATCACCACCACCCAGCAGATCACCGCCTTCACCCTGGCGCTGAACGGCGCGGCTGCAGCCTACGGCGATCCAGCAACCCTGGCGGCCGAGGACTTCTTCCGCATGCGCTTCGTGCAGTCTCTGAACAGCTGGTACAGGATCGCCTGATGGCCACAAAGAAAGACCCGCGTCTGGCTCGCGTCGGTGTGGAGGGCTTCAACAAGCCCAAGCGCACACCCTCGCACCCGACCAAATCCCACGTCGTGGTGGCCAAGGATGGCGATCAGGTCAAGACCATCCGCTTTGGCCAGCAGGGCGTGTCCGGGTCTCCGAAGCGTGAAGGCGAGTCCAAGGCGGACAAAGCCCGGCGCGAATCATTCAAGGCCAGGCACGCTGAGAACATCGCCAAAGGCAAGATGAGCGCAGCGTGGTGGGCGGCAAAGGTGAAGTGGTAAGCCATGCAGATTCCAATCCTCAACGGCATCTACGCTGACAACGGGCCAGACCTGCGCACGTCGTACCCGGTCAACCTGGTGCCAGTCCCAAAAGAATCAGGCATCAGCAAGGGCTTTCTGCGCCCTGGTGACGGCATCGTTGCCAACGGCACTGGCCCAGGCATTGACCGTGGCGGCATCAACTGGAATGGCGTCTGCTACCGGGTCATGGGCACCAAGCTCGTGACCGTGGCCAGCAATGGCGCTGTGACCGTGCTGGGTGATGTTGGTGGCCCCGTCAACACCCTGGTGACGATGGACTACAGCTTCGACCGCTTGGCCATCGCGTCCGGTGGCCGCCTGTACTACTGGAACAGCGCACTTGGCTTGGTTCAAGTGACAGACCCCGATCTTGGCCTGGTGCTGGATGTGGTCTGGGTGGATGGCTACTTCATGACCACTGACGGCACCAGCCTGATCGTGACTGAGCTGTCCGACCCTACCCAGGTCAACCCGCTGAAGTACGGCTCCAGCGAAGTCGACCCCGATCCTGTGGTGGCGCTGCTCAAACTGCGCAATGAGGTCTATGCCCTTAACCGCAACACCATCGAGGTGTTCGACAACGTGGGCGGCGAGTTCTTTCCGTTCCAGCGCATCGATGGCGCACAGATTCAGAAGGGCGTCATCGGCACGTTCGGATGCTGCGTGTTCGTGGAAAGCGTCGCCTTTCTCGGCTCCGGACGCAACGAAGCGCCAGGCATCTACCTCGGCGCAAATGCGACTGCTCAAAAAATAAGCACGCAGGAGATTGACCAGATTCTGCTCGGCTACACCGAAGCGCAGCTGGCTGGCGTAAAACTGGAGGCACGCAACGACAAGGCCCATCAGCACCTGTACGTCCACCTGCCCGACCGCACGCTGGTGTTTGATGCTGCTGCTACTGGAGAGCTGAGCCAGCCAGTCTGGTTCACGCTGACCACCAGCCAGGTAGGATTCAGTCAGTATCGCGCAAGGAATCTGGTCTGGGCCTACGACAAGTGGCTGATCGGTGACCCGCAGTCCAACGCCATCGGCTACCTGGTGGACAACATCAGCAGCCATTGGGGCCAGATAGTGCGCTGGGAGTTCGGCACGCTGATCGTCTACAACGAGAGCAACGGCGCGATCTTCAACGAGCTGGAGCTGGTCAGCTTGACCGGCAGCGTGGCGATTGGCGTCGATCCAATGATTTCGACCAGCTACAGCGTGGACGGCAAGGCTTGGAGCCAAGACCGCAGCATCCGTGCAGGCACGACCGGAAGCCGCAAGCGCCTCGCCTGGTTCCAGCAGGGCCACATGCGCAACTGGCGTATCCAGCGCTTCCGTGGCGACAGCCAAGCGCACCTGTCCTTCATCCGTCTTGAGGCTCAGATCGAGCCATTGGCTTACTGATGGCAACGCAGAAGCTCAACCTTACCCGCGACCAGCTCGCCTCGTTCCTACAGAACTTCGAGCAGGTCAAGCAGTTCGAGCGTCTGTTTGTCTTGGCAGATCAGATCGCGCCATCACCTGACACGCCTGGTATTGAGGTGCTGGCTGGCAACAGCCAGGCCACAGCGAACGAGGCACTGGCTCAGATTGTGAGCCTGGCCAGAGATGTGGCAATCAACGCAGGCAACGCAGACCAGAAAGCCGTGCAGGCACTGGACACGCTCGGCCGAATTGCCAACGCTCTGGAGATGCTGGCCACCGCGCCAGTAATCCAGAACAACAACTCGGTCGTGACGGACTACATCGACCTGCCAGAGATCGGCCCTCATGTGTCGCAAGCGCGGCGCGTGCAGTGGAACCAGGACGATGGAACGATGGATGTTGGCCTGTACGGCGGCAGCGTTCTGCAGGTCGGCCAAGAGCTGATGTACTACGCCAAGAACACCAGCGGTGCATTGATCGCAAATGGCACGCCTGTGATGTTCACGGGCACCGTTGGCTCATCTGGGAAGCTGACCTTTGGCCTGGCCATCGCTGACGGCTCAGTGCTGGCCGACTACATGATGGGCGTGACCACCCAGGACATTGCCGACAACGACTTCGGCTATGTCACAGATTTTGGTCTGGTGCGCGGCTTCGACACCACAGGAGCACCTTATGGCCAAGTCTGGAACGATGGCGATCTGCTTTACTTCGACCCGGCATCGCCCGGCACCTGGACCAACGTTGCACCACAGGCTCCCAACATCGATGTTCCGGTGGCTGTGGTGGTCAATGCTGGCGGCGGAGGCTCCGGCTCCATTTTCGTGCGCATGACCATTGCCGAATCGCTGGCTAGGCTGCAGGACGTCTACATCAACGGCACCGGAACACCCAACGACTTCGATGTGCTGCTCTACGATGCCACGCAGTCTCGCTGGGAAAACAAACCCGCATCTGCTGTGCAGGTGCTTGAATGGATGAGCATGTGACATGGCATTCCAGAACATCACCCCAACAAAACTCGGCCAGGCCGCCATCACCACTGGCGTGACCACGCTTTACACCGTCCCGGCCAGCACCCGCACGCTGCTCAAGGAGTTCAGCATCGCCAACACTACAGGCGCAGCCATCAATGTGCGCGTGTTTCTGGTGCCTTCAGCTGGCGCTGCCGGTACTGGTAACGCTTTCCTGTATGACGTGTCCGTCCCGGCAAACAACGCCCTGCAGTACAACGGCGTGCAAGTCATGAACGCAGGCGAAACCATCCAGGTGCAGGCAGCGTCCGCAGGCCTGACAATCACAGCAAGCGGCGCAGAGGCCGTCTAAGGAGAAACCATGGCAGTCACAGCAAAACCCCTCATTGGCTCCAAGCAGATGGAGGCGGCGCAGACCACGCAATACACCGCCACAAATTGCACGGCCATCATCGACAAATTCACCGCCACCAACACCAGTGCGGCCAACGCTGTGATCAGCGTGCACCTGGTGAGCAGTGGCGGCAGCGCAGGCCCGACAAACCTGATCGTGGACAGCCGCGCCATTGCACCGGACGAGACATACACCTTCCCAGAGCTGGTTGGCCAAGTGCTGGCCAATGGCGGCTTCATCTCGACCACCGGCACGGCCACTGCCCTGACCATTCGCGCCTCTGGCCGTGAAATCACTTAAGGAGACCACAATGGAAATGCCAAAGATCATGATGGCTGGCTTCACCGGCCTGCCTGAATCCATGCCGTTCATCACAGCGGCCGAGAACAAGAAGAACACCCAAGTGGTGATCGACGACTGGATGCTCGGCCCTGAAAACCCAAGCAATGAGCCAACGGCCAACAAGGTCTACTGGGTTGCACTTGGCAAGGCCATGCAGGTTGACGAAAAAGAGGCTCGTCGTCGTCGCTGCTCGAACTGCGAGTATTACGACAACAGCACCTACAAGCAGGCCTTGATGGAGCGCATCCCGCGCAACGATTGGGACACCGACGCTGGTTTCCGTGGCTTCTGCCGCAAGTTCGATTTCATCTGCCACGATCTGCGTTCCTGCCAAGCCTGGGAAGAGCGCGACTTTGAGATGGATTGACAGGCGATGCAAATGTGGGACAATAGCCTTACTGAGCCGTCCGAGCAGCCAGTAGCTCACTCGTCCAAGGATGAAGAAACGATGCTGACTGTCTCGGAAAATCACGAAGTCGAAGCCTCTACGGCTTCGACGCCAACTCGTGAAAAAATCCAACGGCTGCAAGAGGCAATGCTTCCACTGCAGTCAGAGCAGCCAGAACCCCGTCATTTCTTTGCGCCAGGCATGTACCTTCGAGAGTTGGTCGTGCCTGCTGGCATGTTGATGGTCGGCAAAATCCACAAGCACGAGCATTTCTTGCTGGTGCTCAAAGGTAAGGCTGAAGTCATCAGCGAGTTTGGACGAATGGTGGTGGAGGCTGGACACATTTCAATTTCCCCCGCTGGCGTCAAACGTGTGGTTCTTGCTTTGGAGGACACGCAATTCGTGACCGTGCATGTCAACAAGAACGACTCGCAAGACTTGGCGGTAATTGAAGCTGAGCACATTGACCCGGAGATTCTGGGTCTTGGTGCACCAACTCAACAGGAGGTTCTGAAATGACATGGGGTTTGGTTGCTGTGGCTGGAGCTACGCTCGTCACAGGTTATATGGGCGCAGAGGCTGCTGGTGACGCGGCTGCTGCACAGGCCGGTTCGGCTGAAGCTGGCATCGCAGAACAGCGTCGTCAGTTCGACAAAATTCAAGAGCTGCTCAAGCCATTCGTGGCTGTTGGCGAGCCTGCGCTTGCGCAACAGCAGGCACTTCTTGGCATGCAAGGCCCAGAGGCTGAACGTGCAGCTATTGAGCGCATCCGAGGTGGCGAGACATTCCAAGCGCTTGCGCGACAAGGCGAAGAGGCAATTCTTCAACGCGCATCAGCAACTGGTGGCCTGCGTGGCGGAAACGTCCAAGCAGCACTTGCACAGTTCCGTCCACAGCTTTTGTCCAGCCTGATCGAGCAGCAATACAGCCGCCTCGGTGGCTTAACTTCACTCGGCCAGCAATCTGCTGCTGGTGTTGGCACCGCAGGTCAAGCAATGGGCACGAATGTGGCCAATCTGCTCGGCCAGCAAGGCGCAGCTCAGGCTGCTGGCGCTCTTGGCCAGGCACAAGCCTACGGCCAGACCATCAGCGGCTTGTCGAACGTTGCAGGCCAGTACTTTGGCCGCCAAGCCCTGGCGAATCAAAACATCGCATCGCAGTTTGGAGCCACGCCTGGTTCGCAGCAGACTTCGATGCTGCAAGCACAAATGGCAGGGTTCTGACATGGCAACACTTCCAGACTATTCGATCAACGTCGCTCAACCGTTTGTTGAGGCCTTGCGCGGTTACCAGATCGGCATGACATCCGAGGCTTTTCGGCAGGAGCAGATCGCCAAGCAACAGGCGCAGCAACAAGCAATGCAGCGCCAGGAAATGCTCAGTCAGGGCTACAAGGCACTGATGAGCAATCCCAATCCAACCGCACGCGACTTCACGAATTTGGCCATGCTGCTGCCAGAAAAAGAGGCAGCCAGCATCCGTGCGAATTGGGACACACTCAACAAGGAACAGCAGGATTCCGAGCTGCGCTTTGGTGGTCAGGTGGTTTCTGCTTTCACTTCTGGAGCACCACAAGTCGGCATTGATCTGCTCAAGCAGCGTGCCGAGGCTGAACGTAATGCTGGCCGTGTTGACAAGGCTCGAACCTTTGAGACCTATGCTCAGCTGGCCGAAATGAATCCGAACACGGCGCAAAAGACGCTTGGCATCATGCTTGGCACTTTTCCTGGTGGCGACAAGGTGCTTGAATCCTCGATCAAGGCACTCAAGGCCCCGGCCGAGATTCGCACTGGCGAGGCTGGCGCGACAGAAAAAGAGCTGGTCACGGCCAACACACCGACCCGTCTGGCCTTGGAAAGCGCCAACACCGGCGCACAGATTCGCAACATCGACAGCCAGATCGCAGACCGTTCTGGCCGCTTGGCGCTTGACCGCGACAAGCTGCAGACCGATGTGGAGATGAAGCTCTACGAACTCGGTCAGGCTGGCACCAAGCTGGACAACGACGCACGCAAGATTGTCAACGACGCCACCATCGCAGCCGTCGGCAACGAACAGGCTGCAGGCCGCATGCTTGACCTGGCTGGCCGCATCGAATCCGCACAAGGCGGCAAGGGCGCACTGACCAAGGCCAGCGAGTGGTTCGCAGGTGCAACCGGACGCCAGGACGAGTGGACGCAAATGCGCCAGGATTACACCCGCCTGCGCAACACTCAGGCGATTAAGATGCTGCCGCCTGGCCCAGCCACCGACAAGGACATTCAGCTGGCCCTTAAGGGTTTTCCCGAGGAAACCGCCAATGCTGCCACCATCGCCTCGTTCTTGCGCGGCATGGCCAAGATGCAGCAGTTCGACGCGGCGGCAAAATCTGCCGAGGCTGAGTGGGTCAACTCGACCGGCTCCCTTGGCCGCGCCAAGACAGACATAAACATCGGCGGCATCCAAGTGCCTGCTGGCACAACCTTCGTGGACTTCATGCGCCAGTACGGCGAGCAACGCGCCCAGGGTTTGGCTGCACAGCAGGCCAACGTGGTCACAGGCCAGCGTGGCTACATGCGCTGGGCCAACCCGCAAACTGGCCAAGTTCCTGCACCCGGCACCATGGGCAGCGGCACTTTCCAGGTGCCTGGCCAATAAGGACAACAGATGGCGACACAATCCCCAAACAGCTACAAAGACCCGTTCTGGTCTGACCTGGCGTCCAGCACCGAGCAGAAGCTCGGTCTGCCGTCTGGTCTGCTCAAGTCGGTGCTGCTTTATGGCGAGCGCAGCAATGCCGACCAGGTGTCCGAGGCCAATGCCAAGACGCCATTCCAGATCATCCCGGCCACCCGCAAGGCTGTGCTGGACAAGTATGGCGTGGACGCCTACCTCAGCTCACAGAACGCGGCCGAGGCTGCTGGCCTGCTGCTCAAGGAATCCCTGCGGCGCAACAAAGGCGACATCAAGCTGGCCGCTGCCGAGTATCACGGCGGCACCGACCCGGAAAACTGGGGGCCTCGCACGAAGTCCTACATCGAGCGCGTGACTGCAGGTGTTGGCCAAGAGCAACAAGCCGCGCTCCCCGGAGGTGGGGAGAGCGCGTTTCGACGCGTCATGGCAGCCCGAGGTGGCGCTGGCGCTACTGGTGGCCCTGCTATGGCTCCTGGCTCGATTCAAAACATCTTCAACGCCTATAGCTCCGGCCAGATGAAGCCTGAAGAGGCCGCGGAGTTCGAGGCCGACGTCCAGTCCGGCGCGATCATGCTGCCCCGTGGCGCTGCCCTCCGTGGCCAACAGCCTGCTCCAGCCCAAGGCACCAAGCCCAGCACGCAAGTCGCTGAGCTGCCACCTGCCGTGGTTGAGGCCTACAACACCGGCCGCATGACCCGCCAGGAAATGATGGACCTGGAGGCCGACGTTAAGAACGGCATGGCGCGTGCACCGGCTGGCATGCAGCTCAAAGGCACTGAGGCCCTGGGCGTGCTTGGCGGCATCCGTGAGGCCATCACTGGCACAGAGCGCAAAACGCCCACAACTCAGGCGCTGCCAGATTGGGCGTCGATGCCTGAGCTCAACACCTTCAGCATGGCCAGCTTTAAGTCGGCCCTGGGCACGATGATGACCAACCCGCAGGAAACTGTGCAGGTCATCCAGTCCAACTTCCCCGGCGTGCAAGTCAGCCAGGACGAAAAGGGCAACTTCGTGCTGCAGTCGTCAATCGACGGCCAGATGTACGCCATCAAGCCAGGCTTCCAGGTGAGCGACATTCCCCGCGCTGCTGGCGCTTTGGCCGCATTCACACCGGCTGGCCGCGCAACCACGCTGCCTGGAATGGCTGCTGGTGCTGGCGCAACACAGGCCGCCATCGAGGCCACGCAGGCTGCCACAGGCGGTCGATTCGACGCTGGCGAGGTGGCCACGACTGCTGCGCTGGCTCCAGTCCTCCCGGCCGCTGTGCGCGGCGTGCAGGCCGTCCGCGCTGCCCGTGCGCCCGTTACCCCTGCCGCTGGCCCTGCGGCCCCTGCTGGCGCTCCTATGGGCACGGCAATGGCTCCGGCTGCACCTGCTGCGCCCGTCCGTGCTGCCGCTGCCGCGCCTGAAGTCCAGCCCTCTGCCATGCAAGTCACGCCACCGGCTGCGCCGGCTGCGGCCATGACCCCGCAGGAGCTGGCCACGACCGCACGCACGGCTGCCGAAGGTGGCATGGGCGCAACCCGCGCCACTTCCGTGCTGGCTGGCCAAGCCGCACCAGACCCGAAGGTACTGGAGGCTGCCCGACGCCTTGGCATCGACGAATACCTGCAGCCCGACCACCTGACCTCAAACCAGGCCTACCGCGAGCTGGCCCAAGCCGTGAAGTCCATCCCCGGCAGCCAGACCCGAGCAGCCGAGATTCAGGGCTTGGAGCAGGTCGGCCAGCGTGCCGATCGCCTGGTCAACGAGATTGGCGGCACGACAGACCTGAGCAAGCTCAACCAGGCTGTACGTGGCCAGATGGATTCGACCGTCACGGCTCTGGAAAAGCAGGCAGATGACGCATTCAAAGCGATCCGCACCCAAGTGCCTGCGCAGACCCGTGGCAATGCCGACAACATCCTCGGGTTTGTCGAGAAGCGTGCGGCCGATCTGGATGGCGCAGAAAACCTGTCCGCGCTGGAAAAGATGGTGCGCAGCAAGCTGACGCCCAAACCCATCAAGGACGAGGCTGGCAACGTGATCGGCACCCGCGCCCCGACCTACGCCCTGATCGATGACGTCCGGCGCGATGTTGGCGCAGCCGCACGCCAAGCTGGCCCGTTCGCTGATGCTGACACTGGTCTTGCAAAGCAGCTCTATCGCCTGATCAACGATGACCAGATGAAGCTGGCCGACACTGTTGGCCAGGGTGCAAACTACCAGCTGGCCAACAGCTTGGTAAAGATGCGCAAGGGCTTTGAGGACGATATGGTGTCCCTGTTCGGCCGCCAGCTCGACCAGAGCCTGGTGGGTAAGCTGGAATCGGCCACCATGTCCCTGACCAAGGGCGATGCCGACAAGCTGGCCAAGATTCTGACCGCTATCCCGAAGGACATGCGCCAGATGGTCACTGCCTCGGCTCTGAACACCGCCTTCGGCAAGGCCACCCAGAACGGCGCTCTGAACTTCAACACCTACGCCAAGTGGTACGAAGGACTGCTGGCCAACAAGCAAGCCTATGCAGCACTGATGGCCAACCTGCCACAGCCTGCACGCAAGCAGCTGTCCGATCTGTACCGCGTGGCCAGCAACGTGAGCAAGGCCACCCGAGAGCGCATCACCACCGGCCGCATTCAAGCTGTCCAGCAGGAGCTGCAGGGTGCTGACAACCTGCTGACCAACATTTACGGCGTGGCCAAGCGTGCTGCTGTCGGCTTGCCCATAGAGGCGGCCACATCGGCTATCGGTTTGCCTGGTGCTGGAATCGCATCCGGCCTGGCCGCTGCGCTGACCAAGACCAAGCCTGGTGCACTGAAAGCAGCCGATGAGCTGATATCGTCGCCTGAATTCCAGCGCCTAGCTGTCGATACAGTTTCAACAGGAAACCAACCATCCAAGGCTACCGTAAAGGCTGTCTTGATGTCACAATCTTTCCAGAAGTTTGCCGACGCGGTGAAGCTCCCACGCGAAATGAGTGCGCGTGAGAAGTTCATCGTTCAATCGCTGCAGGCCCAAAAGCAATTCGACCAGGAGAACCAGTAATGTCCGCACTCTCGATCCAACCCACCTATCCGATCTTCACGGACATTGATGGCCAGCCTCTTGAGGCAGGTTATGTCTGGATTGGTCAAGCAAACCTTGACCCGCAAGTCAACCCGATCAACGTGTATTGGGATGCAGCGCTGACAATCTCAGCCCCTCAGCCAATCCGAACGCTCGGTGGCTATCCATCTCGCAACGGCACACCTGCTCGGCTGTACGTAAACAGCGACTACAGCATCCGAGTGATGAACAAAAACGGAAGCGTAGTCTACAGCGCACCATCAGCAACAGAGCGCTATAGCGAAGTTGTTATTGGTGGTGTCAATGCCAGCGTGGTGATCTATGACCCAGCAGGCGTTGGTGCCGCCGCCACGACTGTGCAAGCCAAGTTGCGCGAGACGGTAAGCGTGGAGGATTTTGGCGCTATCGGTGTCTTGAACGGAGGTCTAGACGACACCGCAGCAATTCAAGCAGCAATTGACTACGCTGCATCAATTGGCAAAGGGATCGTGCTTGGCGGTGCGTACCGCGTGAATTTTCTGACGGTGAAAGCAGGACTGTCGTTTTTTGTCAGCGGCACGTTGATCAAAACTGGCTCCGTTTCTTCAACGGGCCTGATCGTCGTCAATTCCGATGTTCGATATTGCGAAGTGTCTGACATTGACATGGACCTTGGCGGCATCATCAATCGCGGCATCTTCTGCGATGGTGCGGCCAATTGCACGTTTGACAACAACCGCGTATACAACTTCCCTGCGTACAACCCAGCCACTCCTGCGGAGGCCATTCGTTTGGCGCAAAACTCGCGCTACAACCATGTAAGCAATAACTATCTCATCATGCCCGATGTGTCTGCCTTGCCAGCCGCAACCGCAATCGGCATCTATGTGACCAGCAATGCGTTAATTTACGGAAATTTTGAGAATGGTTCGTTTGTACAGCCTACGAATCTTGCTGAGAAAAATAAGATTTATGGCAACATCATTTTAAATGGCTCTCACGGTATCTCTCTTTTTGGTGGAACCGCAAACGAAATTTACGACAACTACATCGACGGTCCAAGGGATCGAGGAATTCATCTAACTCCAGTCGCAAGTCAAAATTTTATCCACGGCAATAAAATTTACAACTTTGGCTCATCTGCCATTATTACCGCCTTTGGTTCAAATAGTAATACGATCACTGGAAATCTTTGCTACGCACCAAACGCAACAGGCGAGGGTGGAATCGTGTGCTATGTCGGCGCGAGTGGCAGCGTAATTAGTGGAAACACTATTTTCACAGGTGCGAATTACGGTATTTACTTGGCTGTAGAAGTCAACAGTTGCGTAATTACCGAAAATCAAATTCTTGCTGCGCTGAACAAAGAAGCAGCGATTGCAATCGAAAATGATTGGGCGTCACCTTTGCCCGCTGGCGCACTTTTTTCGCGTCCGAATTACGCGCCACCTCCTGCGCCGAGAACAAACTGGGCGTCTGCTTCGACGTTCGACAACACCGTGTCGGGCAACGTCATCACATTACCCACAGTACCGGCCAACAACATCGCGGCGATTTACATATCGCAGCTTGGGCCTACCTATCAAACCACACGCAACCAGGTGGTCAACAACACCGTGACTGGTGCGCCGCAGTACAACGCTTATTACTATGAGCAAACTGCAAGCAAAATGACCAACGAAGTGCTGAAGAACTTGGCTACGTCGGACCTCAATCCGGCAAAAGTCTATTTTTCGTCGGGCCGAGATATTTTCTTGATTTGCTCTGGAAGCCCTGCTGTAAACGAGTCTGTTGTTACGTTTGCGGACGGTGCAACAACTCCTGATGTTTCTGTTGGTGGTTTGTTTCAGCACAACAATAGCGCGCCAACTAGCGTTACAAATTATCTTGGTAGTCTAGACGGTCAAGAAATTCAAGTCAGACTTTCCCCGAACACGACACTTGTAAACAATGTTCTCATCATTCGCTTGAAAGGCGGTGTAAATGCAGTTGGAACGTCCACTGACCAATTCTTGACGCTGCGCAATAGCGGTGGAGTTTGGATTGAAACAAGCAGAAACTTCTAAGGAGAAAGATTATGCTAAAAACTGTAGGTAATCCGTCAACTCGGTTTGGCAATCAGACCATAGAGTCTGGAAATTTAGTGATCGCTACTCCTGGCAAAGGTGTAGATTTCACTGCGACTTCAAGTGGCACAGGAACAATGACCAGTGAGTTGTTCAATGACTACGAAGAAGGAACTTTTGTCCCGACCATTATTGGCTTGGCTGTTACTGGCGCAGGCAATTACCAAGCGCAATTTGGCTCTTACACTAAAATTGGAAATGTTGTTTTCTTTTCGGCCTATTTAGTTTGGAGTGCTCATACCGGATCGGGGGATATGGCTGTATCTGGCTTGCCGTTCAATTCTGGTCCTCTTAGGTTTGGAACAGCGTCTGTGGCACCAGGTAATATTGCACTCACGGCTGGAAACGTGATGATTTCTTTTATCACGCAGGGCGTGAATTACGTGAATTTGCAGCAGACGCCTACTGGTGGCGGTGCAGTTACAAGCGTTCCAGTAGACACTGCTGGTTCGATAACGGTGTCTGGTCACTACTTCACGAATTAAGGAGAAATCATGGCTGCCAATTCCCAAATTGCATTCAACCCACAAGGCGAAACCGTCGTCATCGCTGCTGCTGTTGCCCCTCCGCTCGGCGTGCAAGTGCCGGTCTACGAGAAGTTTTCCAGTCACGTTGCTGGCCAGATGCGCATAGTGAACGCCAGCAACAACACGGTCCATTTGGGCTTCGGCCCAACTGCTGCAATTGCGCAGGCCAATGCCGTGGCGGCTGCGGCTGGCAACCCTGCCCCCAGCGTCCCACTGGTGGCTGGCGCTGTTGAAATCCTACGCTTCTCTGCTGGGTTCTTTTTCTCCGGTGCTGCCGCTGGTGCATCGACCGTCTACATGACCCCAGGCGAAGGCCTGTAAAGCTGTGGAGGAAGCGACGATGGAGTTCGGGAACGGAGAGATCGATCCAGTCAAGTACGGCGTGCTTTGGCAGCGCGTGCAAGACATGAACAAAAAGATGGACAAGATGGAGCAGCAGCTTGACGACCTGGTGGCCTTGGCCAACAAAGGCAAGGGTGGCTTGTGGTTCGGCATGGCTGTCGCTTCCGGCGTGTCTGGATTCATGGGATTTCTGACAAGCCACTGGAAGGGTAGCTGACATGGACTGGTCGGACTACCCCAACTTCACCAAGGCCGAGTTCGACTGCAAGCACTCAGGCCTGAATGGCATGCTGCCTGATTTCATGGAGCGCCTTCAGGCCTTGCGCACCGAGTACGGTCGGCCCATGACCATCACCAGCGGCTACAGGCACCCCACGCACCCCGTGGAGGCCAGGAAGCTGCGTTCTGATGGCGAGCATACCCGTGGCATGTGCTGCGACATTGCGTGCACCTCTGGCAGCGATCGGTACGAGCTGATCCGCCTGGCGCTCAAGCATGGCTTCCACCGCATCGGCATTGCCAAGAACTTCGTGCACCTTGGCCTGGGTTGCCACAATCTTCCATCCAACGTGATCTGGGAGTACCAATGATCCAAGCACTCGTCCCGGCGCTGGCCCCGATCATTGGCCAGATCGTTGGCAGCCTGTTTCCTGACCCGACCGAGAAGGCCAAGGCTGAGGCAGAGACCATGCGTCAACTGCTGAGCCACCAGGCTGAGATCGAATCAGCTGCGGCCAAGATCATCAACACCGAGGCAGCCAGCACGCACTGGCTGGCGGCCAACTGGCGTCCGCTGACCATGCTGGTGTTTGTCGGCCTGATCGTGGCCAGGTGGTTTGGCTGGGCTGCTCCTGGGCTGCAAGAGGCCGAATACCTCAAGCTCTGGAGCATCGTCGAGTTTGGCCTTGGCGGCTATGTGGTTGGCCGCAGCGTTGAGAAAGTCGCCCCATCCATTGCCGCAGCTTTGAAGAAATAGCCAGTTGTCTCAAGCGGCTTTGGCCGCCTTGGCCTCATCCGCCACCGGCTCCTGCTGTGCTGCGGGTGGGGTGCTATTGGCCGCCAGCCACTCACCCATCATCTTGCCTATGTCTGCCCAGCCATTGGCATGGCGATCAATCAGGTGCCATGCAGTTGTTCCATCCATTCCTGCCCAATTTTGGCTGTTGTCCTCCACCGTTGCTGCGGGTGGGGTGGAAAGCATGGCGCGGAGGGCTTTCTTTTGCTCCTCTGCGTTTTCCATCTCGTTTCCGCTGTCAAACCGACTGCCAACAAGTGCCCACGCCGATGCAAAAACTTGGGCTTGCTCCATCACGGAATCAATCCACTCCACAGGCTCCTGCTGTGCTGCGGGTGGGGTGGTGTAGAGGGGGATGCGCTTGACCCCATCTGAGCCTGGGAACCCTTCGCCGTTCAGCCCATAGGCCGTCCAAGGCTTGCCCTGTCGAAAAGCCTCAAGCGCCTCTGGGTACACCCATGCGGTCGGCGCGTGCGTTTCTTCGGGCAACTCAACCCAGCCCTGCACTGCGTTCCAATAGCCAAACGGCTCCTGCTTCTCAGCCGCAGCGATGGCGGTGCGTAGAGCGGTGATGGCTGCGTCGGCGGCTTGCCGCAAAGTGCCTTGTTCGCTGTGGCAGGGCGCACAGCCGAGCAGCGCATCTAGCGCCTGCTTCATTGCCTCAATGGTCATTGCATCCTCGCTTGAATGGTTGATGGATCGATGTGCATCATCTGCTGGAAATAGACCGCAAACGATGCCTTGGTGTCCGACTGCAGCGGCATGGCCTGGATGCGTTCCAAAGCCTCCCGCATGGCGCTGTTCCAGCCTGAGACGAACACCCACTGGCCGGCATCCTTTGGAGACAATCCCAGGTCGCCATACAGCCTGTCGTAGTGGCCGAGCGCGTCCATCAGTACGCATCCTCGGTCATGGCTTCCTCGATCTCCTGATCAATGCGGCTGCGGTCGGCATCCGTGAGCTTGCGCTCCAGCCAGTCGGCAGGGCGCCCACGTCGGTCGAGCACCTCCCAGCAGCTCTCGGTGTACCCGTAATAATCCATGTCGCTGGGCGCGTTGTAGCTGTACGAGCCGCGCACGACGCTGAACTCCGTCACGCCAATCAGGCAAGGGATGCCCGCGACTTTGCTTTCGATTTCGGCCAGGTACGTCATGTGGTCACCTTCAATGCTGTGTCTTCGTCTTCGCTGTGGCTGTAAAGCTCCAGCGTGTGGCCGTGGCCATCTTCGTCAGTCACTGTGATGCTGCGGCACCAGAATGGGCTTGTCGAGCTGGCGTGAAACCGGCGCTCGCCAATCTCGATCTTGGCCACCCGGTAGATGCTGGTCTCGGTTTTCATTTGCACACCCCTTCCCCGTTGTACGCGGGCCAACCGGCCTGGCCCTTGGTTTGTTTCCAGAGCTTGACCATTTCGCAGTATTGCTCTGCCTGGGCCTGCTCGTCCCCAAAGTCGGACTGGCCAACAATGCCCATGGCGGCAATCAGGGCGATGATGGCCATAATTACTTTGTAGCGTTTCAGTTGCATGCTGTTCTCCTTGGTTGCGATGACCACATATTACCACAAACACCAACAAGTAATGCAAGATTATTTTATAGGGGTTTCTACTAATCCATCAGCTCAATGTCGTGCGGCCCACGCTTGCCGTCCAGGATTTCATGCAGGCGCTTTTCTGTCAGCCGGTGGCAGCGCACCATCACCCTGGCTGGCAGCACATCGATCAGCTCGGCATAGTCGCTCAGGATGGAGCGTACGGCCACGATGCCTTCACCGTCCAGACGCAGGCTTTGCCCTGCCTTGCTGCGCCTGCCTGCCTTGGCCATGGCGGTGATGGCGTCCATGAGCAGGCCGCTGCCGTCCTCACAGACTTTCATCTCCTGCACCAGTGTTTCCACCAGGTTGATGGCGTCTGACACCAGCCTCCAGTCGTCTGGCTGCGGATCTTCGCCCTGCTCCATGTTGTGCAGGCCTTGGTACATCTTGGTGAGCTGGTGCATCCGCCAAGCCTGTGGCAAAGGCTCGGTCGGACTCGCGGTCATCTCGTCGAGCAAGGTGTACCGCTTTAGGCGTGGCTGGCGCTTTTTTTTCACACGAACCCCGACAGGTCTGGGGCTTTCCAGCCCTCTGGCTTGCCGATCTTGCCGCCTGGCAGGATCACCGGCTTGCCATCCACCAGCTTGGCTTCGTTGCTGGCCAGCACGGCCTGGTCGGCTCCACTTTTGTCGAAGCCTGCCAGGTATGCCACACCGTTGCCGGTCACTTCGCTGTCGCATAGGGCGTCAAGCGCCTCGATGCGGTCGCTTGGGTTGATGCTTGCCATGACCAGACCCTTCTTCAGTCCGGAAGCCACGTGCAGCATGTCGGCCACGCACGACTCCAGGTTTTCCAGGTCTTTGGCCGAATCAAAATCGATGCACATCAGGAACTCGACGAACTCCTCGATGTGGCAGCCGATCTGCACCGACAGCGCAGCAGCCCCAGGAACCTTGCCGCAGGCCTTCAGCCATGCCGCTGTGCGCTCAAAGTTGCTTGTCTGGGCCTCGGATACCAGTCGCTCGTTTCTGGCCCGTAAAAGCCGGTTCTCGTATTCCAACTCAGCCACCAGCATGTCCAGTTTCATCTCGTCTTCGGTCATGTGTTTTTCTCCAAGATGTTTTTGATCTGCTCGTACACATCGTTTCTCACGTAATTGTCGGCTTCACGCTTGTCCATCAGTAACCCCGCCAGACGCGCAGGTCAACGATCCACAAAGACAGGAAGAACTCGCCATGGGCAAAACCAACAGCGAACACCGGCCACTTGTGCATCCACAGCTCAATGCTGACCTTGGTCTCCTTCTTCATGCTTTCACCTTGTCCAGCTCCAGCCGGATGTAGTGCAGCACCTGGGCGCTCAGGCTGCGCGTGTTGCGCTCTGCCTCGGCCTTGAGCTTGGCCATGATCTCGTCCGACAGGCGGACGGTCACATATTGGGTCTTGTTTTTGGTGGTCATGCTTTGGCCTCCTCGAACATGTCAGCAGTCGCAGGCCCTCAGGCCAGCTCGATTGGAATGCCACCAGTCAGCAAGCTGACCAGATCGTCCTGGCCAGCCACCTCAATGTCGAAGCGCGTCTGCGCTGCGTGCCGGATGGCCTGGGCTTGGTTGCCTGCTCGAATCAGGCGGTGTTTGTTGGTCTCCACGTCGGTGACCAGGTAAATGCGTGTGCTCATGGTTGCTCCATTGGGGTTGTTGAATCAAAAAGGTCTGGTGGCCCTTCAAGAAGGACGTTTGTTTCGTCTTGCACCAGCTTGGCCAGCTGCGATACTTCTGGCGCGGTGGGATAAATGGTCACGCTGCAGGTCAATGCGATCACGCCACCGTCACGTGGTGTGATGCTGAACTTCTTGATCTCAGCGCCGACAAATGTTTGGCTGCCGATCTCAACGGTGGCCGATGACACCAGGTTGCCGTACTGCACAGGCGTGAGCCAAAGATTGCGGACGATCAAGGCATTGGTATCACCTCGCCACAAGAAGGCCTCCAAGGCGTCGTCAAAATACCCGCACAGCGCCCTGTCGATTCCTTTGATTTCCATCTTGATGTCCACGGCCAGAATCTTCTCGTCATCTGGCCCTTCCTTGCGAACGTTCAGGTGCTTGATCGCTGCCGAGCCAGACACCTTGAATGGTGGCCGCTTTGGTTGTTGCTCTTCCATTTTTGTCTCCATCAGAAGGGAATATCATCATCCATGTCGTCAAAGCCTGAGCCATGCGACTGTGGTGCTGCTTGAGGTTTTGGCTGTGGCTTTGGCTGGCTGCTTGCCTGCTCGCCACTGGACACAAACTCTAGGTCGACCAAGCGTGCCACCATCTTGGTTGCCGATGTGCCGTCGCCTTTGGTGAAGGTCTGGATGCTCACATCCTCAAGGTATGCCACGATCTGGCCACCCTTCTTGATGTACGGTGCCAGCGACTCTGCGCGTTGGCCCCATAGCGAGGCATCGACCCACTGCGTCGGGCGCTTGCCGTCGTCGCCTTTTTTGCCGTAGGTGAACGCCAGAGAGACGTTGGCCACCGCTGCCCCGCCTGGTGTGTATCGCACCTCGGGGTCTTTTCCGATGCGTGCCAGTCCGTTTGCTTTCATGATTTGTCCTTTGTAAAGTGATTAAATGGTTCCGTGATTGGCAAATTCGCCATGCAAAGTGTTTCTGGCTTTTATGGCTGCTTGTTTCGCCGTATTGATATCTTCAAACATGCCAATTTGAATACGTTTGTTATTTGCTCGAATCCTTACTCTCCATTTGTTTTTAGCTTTATCCCATTCAACATTTTTTGCCCCAGATGTGTTTGTTGATTGCTCCGGCCTATTCCAAGCATTGCAAGAACCAGATGCAGGGCGCAGATTTTCAATTCTGTTATCCAGCTTGTTTCCGTTGATGTGGTCAATCTGTTCTGGCCAGTATTGATGATGTAAAAAAAATATTATTCGATGCACCAAATATTGCTTTCCTTTTATACAGACCCGCAAATATTTGTTTTTATGCAAATACCCTGCTTTTCCGCCTGATCTCACTCGGTTGCATAGGCTAATTTTCCAAAACAAATATCCTTCTCTGTATTCAAGAAGTTCTGTGATTTCTGACTTATTCATACACCCCTCCGCAGCTCGATCAGCTTGTCGACCGTATCCTGCACCTCGGCCAAGAACTTGATCACCTCGGCCTCGTACTCAGCGATCAGCTTCTCGTCGCGTGGCACCCGCTTGATGAACATCTGCATGTCCTCCGGCATCCGTGGGTCGAAGCTCACAAAGTCCACCCAGGCCCGGCCCGTGCAGGCCATCTGCCACTGCATCTGGGCCATGTACCCGCTGGGCGCTTTGTCGGCCATCAGCGTGGCAATGTGCGTGCTGGTGTTCGGGCACTTGATCTCGACCAAGCCATCCTCACCAACCAGGCCGTCCGGCGAGGCCCCGGCCATCTCGATCTTTGGATGCTGGATCATGGCCACCTCGGTGACCATCTGGCCAGTCTCTGTCTCATAGGCCATCCGTGCCATGGGCTCCGTCTCGGTGCCATGCTGCATGGCTCCGCTTTTGAAGCTGTCTGCGGCTTGGCCAGTCAGGCGCTCGGCCACCAGCTGCGCCAGGTAGTTGCCCCGGCTGGCCGAAACCCCGGTCTTGGTCTTGGCCATGATGTCCGCAATGCGGCTGGCCGTCACTTTGCCGATTCTTTGCGCGAACCACTCGGGTGTGCCTTGTTCGATCATTCTGCTGCCCCTTGTGTGTCTGCTGCCTTGGCTGCCTTCTTGAGGGCTGGGCCTTGGGCTTGCCAGAACGCTGCCTTGTGCGCCGACTTGGGCAATGCTTGGAATGCTGCGGCCAGTGCCTCGCTTCCTTGCATGGCGGCGTCTCGCATGGCTGGCAGTGTCTCGGCCTCGTATTCTCCATAACCCGGCACAGGCGGTGGCGTGCGCTTGCTCGCGGCGTTGCCGTCGTCATCCTCTGGAGCGATACCGCAGGCAGCCATCAGGCTGTAGCGGCGTGCATAGGTCAGTGCGCTGCCGTAGCTTTGGGCGTCATGCTTGACCGCAGGCACGTGCAGCTTGCCAGCCGAGAAGGTTTCCCCGGACTCGTGGACAAAGACCGTCTCGACGATCACGCCTGATTCGCATTCGTGGGTTTGCTGCACCAGGGCAATGCCGTTGGCGTTCAGGCCATCCATGACAGCCTCGACGCAGGCGGCCAGGTCGGCATAGCGGCTTTTGAAGTGTGGGTTTGAGCTGGTCTTGAGCGCAGGCCCGAATGCTCGCTGGGCCTTGACCAATGCTGCTGCGATCTCTTTCATTGCTGTGTCTCCTGTTGGGATTGGACTTCGTGCTCGAAACGATCCTGGTCGTTTTCCAGGTCTTCTTGTGGGGGTGGCGCGAAGCCGCGCAGGGCCTCTTGCATGACTGGGTGAAGGTAATCCATCGTGTTTGCCTTTCGTGGTTGGTTGTTGGTGAAACGAATCATAGCACAGTAAAAGATAAATTTATACAACCACGATAAAAAATCTTTTATTTTTTTGTTGGATGTGTGTTACAGTCACGGTCATGAACAAAGACGATCAATACTATGCACAGGTCTTGGCCTTTGCCCGAAAGAGCCTCGGCTCCTACAAGGCAGTGGCCAAGGCCATCGGTGCTCCAAGTGGCCCGGCTGTACAGGCCTGGCTGATCAATGGCGTGGCCTTTCGGTGGCGTCCAGCCCTTGATAAAAGGTTTGGTGCCATGTACCGCAAGAGCTTGAATGAGCCTACGGTCTAAGGTAAAGTGAATGTTGAACACGGCTAGGGTAGCTCCTGAAAAGACGATTCTTCACCGTCCTGCCGCTGTTTCTTTTGTGAAGTGAACCGACGAAGTAAGGTTGAAAATGCACTACTACCGGTTCAATATTGGCGACTATAAAAGCCACACCGAACACCTCTCAGACCTTGAAGATCTGGCCTACCGGCGCATGCTGGATTGGTATTACCTTCACGAAACCCCTTTGCCTTTGGAAACCAGCGAGATCGCACGCCTGATCAGGATGCGAACGCATACCGACTGCATTGCGGTCGTTTTGCAAGAGTTCTTCATTCGCAATGAGAACGGATGGACAAACCATCGGGCAGACCAAGAGATTGCCAGGGCTGGCGAGAAGTCGACCAAGGCCAGCGAGAGCGCCAAGGCCAGGTGGAGCAAGCACAAAGATGCGGATGCAATGCGAACGCATAGCGAAAGCAATGCTACACAAGACACAAGACACATAACACAAGACCCAGAACACAAGAAAACAAAGACGCAGCGCGGCACGCGCTTGCCAACAGGTTTTGAGTTGCCAGACGAGTGGATTGAGTTTTGCAGGCAAGAACGCGCAGACCTTGACCCGCAGACGGTGTTTGCTGAATTCCTGGACTACTGGATTGCACAGCCTGGCCAGAAGGGCGTCAAAACCGACTGGCCAGCCACCTGGCGCAACTGGGTGCGCAGGCAGACCGCCACGCGCAGCGCACAAGGGCGAAACGAGCACAAACACGCTGCAGCCTCCCGCGCCATTTTTGATGGGGTGTTTGACAATGAATAACCTCGCTGAAATGGCAAGCCAGGCCATCCAGAAC